CGCAGGCGCTGAATCACCTGCTCGCGTGGCGCGCCTCTGGCAATCGCCTGGCGCGCACTTTCTAGCGCAGCAGCCCTTGCAGCAGTCGGCCCCGCACCAGGCGCAGCAACCGGCCCCGGCCTTGGCGCAGCCGGCGCGGGCTGCGCAGTTGCCGGGCTTGCGGCGGCTGCGGGCCGTCCTTGCGCCTCCCACTGCGCAAACGCAGTGGCTGTGGGTCGCCGGCCGTTGGCGCTCGTCCATGCGTAAAAGCGGGCCAGTGCGGCTTGATCGATTTGAGTTTGGATCTCGCCCGTGATCGGGTTGCGCACCGGCCGCCCCTTGTCGTCCAGGGCGGGCACCTGCAGCGTGCGCAAGATGGTCGAGGAAAGCGCGCCCTCAGACGCCTCTGCGCCCGTGCCCGGCCTAGCACCATGCGTGTTCAGGTGCGCCAGTTCGGCCAGCGTCATTTGGCGCTCGGCACTCGACCGCCCGGCCGCCGCGTTGGATGCGTTTGCCGCGCCGCGGTCGCGCGCCACCTGCGCCCCTGATTCTTGGGTAAAAAGGCTGCGCAGCGCTTCATCCCACACCGTGCCCTCGCCAGTCGCCTGGTTGATCGCGCCGCCCGTATTCCCTACGGCGCTGAACGGCATGTAGGTCTCGCCCGGTCGCGTCAGCGTATTCAGCCGGTTCATCATGTCCAAATTGCCCACGCTGCCCAGCGCCTGATCGCGGATGCCTTGCATCTGGATCGCTGTGCCGGCGTTGGCAAACCGTTCCATGTTGGGGTCGCCGGTCATTTGGAACAGTCGAACGGTGTCCTGCATGTAGCGCGACAGAGCCGGATCAATCGGCGCTTGCCGGGCATCGTTGGTCAGGCGCAGGCCGGTCGCCTCTTCGCCGATCTTGAGCGCGTCGGCCCCTGCCCGGTTGCCGCGCATGTTGCGGTAGTAGATATCGGCCAAGCTCTGCTCCTGCTCTTGCTGGGCGCGCTGGCGCACTGCCTCGCCCTGAAGCAGCGCCCCAAGCGCCCCCGCAATGCCCCGGCCGGCACCAGCCCACGCCTCGGACGGGTCGCGCGTCAATGTCGTTCTCATCGGAAAGCCCTCGCAAACTGGTTAAACGCATTGCGTGCCTCGCCGCCCAAGTTCCACAAGCCACCCGTACCCATGCCCGCCTCCTGCGCCGCCAGCATGGCCGCCTGCTGCCCGCTGGCGCCGTACTTCAAACCAGCCCCCAGCGGGCTCAGGCTGCCGCTGCCGCCCGCCGAAAGCCCGGCCGTGCCCGCGCCCTGCAGCAGTGAGCCAAGGAACATTTGCCCAGGGTCAACCCGGCCCGCCGCATCGATGGCGATCCGGTCGGCCCCGGCCTGCCCGCGCGAAAAATTGCCCAGCCGGTCCACATCCATGCCGGCATCCATCATGCGGATGCCCTCGTTCATGCGCAGTCGGCTGGCGCTGGTGGTTTTGCCCAGCAGTCGCGCCAGCTGCTCGGCTTGCCGCATGGTGTTCAGATCGCTGGTAGCTCGAGCGGTCAGGTAGTCGTCCGACACGTTGCCCTGCGTTTCCTGCTGGCCGCTGCGGATCGCCTGGCTTTCGCTCACCGGCGCAATCAGTTCCTGCGTGATCTGATCCGCAATCTGCGTCTGCTCCGCCTGCCGCTTCGGTGTCTCGTAAGTGGCGGCCGTGTCCAGCGCCCTGCGCTCGGCCTGCAACTGCAACCGGCGCTGGTTCTCGAGGCTGCGCTGCGTTGCTGATTCCATGCGCTGCTGCGCATCGCGCGCCGCCCGGTTCTGGATGGCCGCGCCTGCAATTGTGGCAATGAGCGCCGGGATCAATGGGATCATGCTTTGCTCCTTACCGGGTAACGGTGCCGCTGTTGCCGGCGCGCGGGTTCGATACGCCAAACCACTGCTGCTGATTCGTCCCGCTGCCAGCCGCAGCGCGCCCGGTGTTCATCTGGTTCATCAGGTAGGCTTGCGCCATGTCGTTGAACAACCCGCCCACCGTGGCACCTGCGCGCGCGCTGGAGGCGTTTGCGCTGTTGACGCGCAGCGCGTTGAGCGACTGCGATGCCGCGGTGCCCGTGTCGATGCCCGACTGCGCCAGACCGATCAAGTTGGCGCGCGCCTGCTCGTCTGCTGTGCGCAGATCGGCCGCCGCCTGATCGGCCACGCCGCCAGCGCGCATCAGGCCCTCATTGGTGCGCCGGTTGATGTCGGCCAGGCTATCGACCTGCACCGATCCGCCCATCAACCCGGCGCGCGCCAAGCCAAAACGGTTGAAGCGCTCGGCCTCCGTGGCCTGCCGGTCAACGTCTAGCCGGTTGAGGTCAAACACCGCGCCGCGCTGGTCGGCATACAGCGATTCTCGACCACTGTTGTTGAACGTCGCGTTGATCGCGTCAGTCGCCGCTTTGATGCGCGCCTGCCGTTCTCGCTCTTGCTGCTGGGCCGCTGCCGCGCCCCCATCGCCACCACCACCGCCACCGCCACCCATATCAAGCTCCTTCCATTACAAACGTGGCCCCGCACCGGCGGAAGCCCAATTTTTCGTACAACGCATCGGCCACCTCGCAGCCCGAGATCACACCCGGCCTGATCTGCTTGGCACCCGCCAGCCGCGCCCATTTCACAAAAGTCTTGATCAGCCGCGCCGCCAGCATGCCGCCGCGATGGTCTGGGTGAATGAACAGCGCCAGATCGTTGGCCACCATGTCGTTGCCAAACCAGCTTTGCGTCACCATGCCCGCCATGCCGCCGATCACTTCCCCGTTTGTACCCTCAGCCACCACCACGAACTGACTTTTGTTCATCAGTTCGCCTAGCGTTTCCTTCACGCGCTCGAGGTCGTAGTCCATGGGCGCAAAGGTCGATTCCTGGTGCATGGCCCGGCCCAGCACGCAAATGGCAGGCAGGTCTGCCACGGTGGCCATGCGCAGCCTCATGATCCACCCCGCCCCAAGTCGTGAAAGTGCAAGGTGATGGCGTCCACTCTGAAGGGCTTGTTGTCGAAATTGCGCAGCCGGACAGAAAACTCTGTACCGGTGCATTCAACCGGAATCGTCCCGCCGGGCCGGGTGTTGCCCTTGACCCTGATCTCTGGGGTAAAGGCATCGGGGTCGCGCACATCAAACCCGATCGACATGCGGCATGCGCCCTCCAGCACCACATCCGCCCCCACCAGTTGCTTGAGGTTGCCCGGTCTTTTGAAGTCCATGTAGGGCAACTGGATCAGCACCTCGTACTGAGTGCCGTCGTCCGTGCCGGCCTGCTCGTCGAGCCGGTACACCGCATCGCCGCTGCGGATGTAGAGCTCTTGCCCAAGCTCGGCAAAAGCGTCCACTGGCACGCTCAAGAAATACTGGCTCCATGCCGCAATCCGCGCCGTGCGGCTGATCGAGTACACGAACAGCCGGTTGCCGATTGCGCACACGTACTGGCCCGTGCCGTAAAAGTAGAAGCTCCTTGGGGCGACACCCGGCACACGCAGTTCGGGCCGCACCAGCGCGTCGATTGGCGAGCCCACATCCACATCGGCCAGGCTGTTGGTATGCCGCAGCGTGGTGATCGACCGAAACCCGTAGTCGCTCAGAAAATACAGGTCGCCGCCCACGCTCACCACCGAGCGCGGGAAGCTCGTCCCCACGTTCTCCACAATGTCCTCCAGGCGCATGGCAGTAGGGTCTGGGTCGGCCACCCACACTTGCGCACCATCCCGCGACAGCACAACCAGATTGCCCTGGTACACGCCCAAAGCATTGGCGGCCCGGTCGCCTTGGCTGTTTAGCCCGGTAGGCAAAATCCGGCGTCGTTGGCCGCCGTCCAGTCGCGCGGGTTACCCGTTTTGGAGTAGCGCACCACATCCGCGTTGCCCGCGCCCACGGCGAAGATTTTGCTGGCAATCTTCAGGCAGGCCCGCGTGTCGGGGCAGTTGGCGTCAGCAACGTGCGTGGCTGGGCTGCCGTCGAGATAGTGGTGCTCCACTTGCCCGCCCGCGTACTGCACGGCGCAGTAAATGAAGGCATTGAACACATCGGCAAAGGGCACGTCGGCCACCGCCTGCGCGCCGCCAGAGAATTGCACCCTGTTGGCCTGAAACAGCGGGTTGGCGTGCGTGATCGTGCCGCTGCCGTAAAACGTGTGCAGCCGGCCAAATGCAGCGAACAGGCCCTTGGTGCCCGGCTCGAGGTCTGCCACCTTGGTCAGGCCCGGCCGTTTCTGCGCCGCCAATCCCGTCGTGACATAGGCGTTGCGCATCTCCAGCAGCCGGTTTGCATCCGACACGCTGGAGCCCTTGCGCAAATCAATGCCAAGGTCGAACTTGTCGAAATGAATGGCCGGCACCGATCAGCTCCTGAGTGTGTAGCCACCATTGGCCGTGCGCGCTACTTGCGCCTGCCCACGTGTGGTTTCGGTCTGCGCAAAGAACCGCTTGTTTTCCTTCTGGCGGAACTTTTCCTTGGCGAGCATGTTCTGGAAAGCCGTTGCCGCCGCCTGCGCATCCGGGTGCCGGTAGTGCGCCTTGGCATTAGCCAGCGCGTAGAGGAACACAAGGCGGTCTGGCACGCTGGTGCGATCGCTAGCCCGGTCGAACCGGCCGCGATCCGCGGTGTACTCCAGAATCAGGTCGTAGGCGGCATCCGGCACCGGGTGCAGTTCGATCTGGCCGTTCAGGTGATCGTATTTGGTCGGCTGCCCGGTTAAGGATGAAAAACTGCGGTCGAGCTCGGTAATGCCTTGCGACAGCCGCTCCCGGATTTGATCGCCCACCTTCACCCAGACAGACAGCACGCGGCCCGGGCTGATGGGTTCATCTTCCACGTCGTTGTGCCAGTCGTACAGAAACGACCCGGCCTCCAGCTTGATGGTGGCTTTCTTGCGCATGGCGGGCGGCTCCAATTCGCCAAACACGTACTCATGGGCCTCCTGCAAAAAACTCTTGATCGTCGCGTCGTTGCTTTTCGAGGCGCTGCCCTGCGCGACAAATCCAAGCCGCGCGCGCAGCTCGGTCATCAGTTCGCCCAACGTCCTATTGCGTTCTGTCAGTCCGTTCATTTTGGCCTCACGATGTGGTCAGAACGATGCGCAGTTGCCCGCCCACCAGTTGCAGCTGTGCGTTGATGCTGGATCGCCCGATCAAGCTGGCGCTTTTGAGTGCCGTGTCGATGCTGGTCACTGCGCCATCGGCTCCATTTGCGCCAGCGGCCCCGGCGGGCCCTGCCGGCCCTTGGATTCCTTGCAGGCCCTGCAATCCCTGCGGCCCCGCCGGGCCTGCCGGGCCTGCTGGGCC